GGTGAGGACTGACCCAATAGTAAGACGTTCTTGGCATATGCTCCGACAGACTTTACTATCTGCATCATGGCGCTTTGAGCCTGGCATTGAAAATGATGCAATGGCTGACGAGTTGGCAAGGTTCGCAAATGAAGCATTTGGCTTCGATGGTTATGCTGGCCAAATGACATTAAGTTGGGAAGATCAACTAGCCTATTTATTCGAGTTTGTGCCAGTTGGCTACAGATACGCAGAAGAGATTTATCGAGTTGGCCCTTGTGCAGATGGCAACATCAAAGTTTGGCTTGATCACTATGCAGACAGAGAGCCATCAGCACACCAAAAGTGGCTAAGTCGAGACAATCAAAATCTTGATGGAGTTCTTCAGAATGTCGTTGGGTTAACATACACTCCTGAACCAATTCCATCGAACAAGCTCTTGCTTTTGACGCTGAATAAAACGGGGTCAAACTTTGAGGGTGTCGGCATGTTGCGGCCTGTTTGGTGGTGGTGGAGAACAAAGCAAAGAGTCAGCAACTTAATGTGTGTCGGTCTTGATCGCTGGGCTGTGCCAACTCCAAAAGTAAAAGTTGATCGTTCGCAAGCTGAATCACTTGGCTTAACAGATGGAGACATTGACGCAATGGTCAATGATGCTGAGGCACAAGCACAACTCTTCATCAGCGCTGAACAATCTTATCTAGTTGAAAATGATGCTGTCAGTTTTGATACTTATGCAGCACAGCCAAACTTATATGCTAGTGGCCCTTTGGAGATCATCACAAAATGTGATTCTCAAATGTCAGCGGCCTTTTTGACGCAGTTTGCAGATCTTGGAAACACTGAGACAGGAGCAAGATCAGTTGGTGAAATACACTTGTCAGTTTTCAGACGAGCAGCAATCAACCTTTGTGACTTGGTCGCAAGTCAGGTCAGTGGAGTTGATAGACGTGGCGGCGGCACAATTGGCCGCTTAATTCGTTGGAACTATGGCCTAGTCGATCCAAGCAAGTTGCCAAAATTAACACATACAGGACTTGACACAGATGATCTTGCTGAAAGTCTTGGTATGTTGCCTGGCCTTGTTCAAGCTGGCTTGCTTACTCC